AACTCTATGAGATTGTCTTTCTCGAGGCACAAGATACTATTCGTGATGCATTCAGGAATGCCATCAGCATCAACGCCAAGAATATGATTATTTTGGAATGTCTTCTTCGTGCTCGACAGGCCATGATTTGGCCACAAATGTATCTTGATGGTGTTGCCAAACAGAATGAGACACAGGCAGAGAAATGGATTGGTCGTTCAAAGAAGATGGAAACTCTTTTCGAGATGATCGAGTCTCATCCAAACGAGAAATCTCTCATCTTCTGTCAATTTCGAGGTGAGATGAATCATATTCAGTCACAGTTGAAGTGTCCCACATTTCGCATTGATGGTTCCGTACCCAAGGAGGAGCGCGTCAAACAGATTGAGGGTTTCAAGAAGGCTGCACATGGAGCTGTCTTCATCATCCAGATCAAGAGTGGTGGTCAGGGTCTCAATCTCCAAGAAGCGACACGGGTCTATATCACAGCACCTTCGTGGAATCCTGCGACAGAACTCCAAGCCATTGGTAGGGCGCACCGAACGGGACAGACCAAAGCTGTTTATGTGAAGAAGTTGATCTACAAGGAGTGTCCACGATTTGTGAGTGTCGAAGAAGAGATGATGGCTCTCCAAGGTCATAAGTCGATCGTGTGTTCAAAAGTACTCAACGATGAGAGAATCGAAAAACAAATCCCCGTGAACAGGACAACAGATAAGATTTCAATCTTGGACATCAAGAAAATTTTCAAAGCATAAAGTAAAGATGATTGGTTCTCGTGCCGAAGTTTTCCACGGTACTGCGGATAAGACTGCTGGTGGTCTCGTGAAGAAGGATCTCATGCAGGATCCCAAGGATGGTCGCATCAAGAGCAAGGCTGCCCACGATGCCGCCATGAAGCGTATGAAGAAGGAGGGTAAGAAGGCTATGGTCAAGGTATTCAAGTCTAAGGAGGGTGAGTTCAAGCTCCAGCCCAAGGAGGGTACCAAGGCGTACAAGAAGCTCATCAAGAAAATGTAAGCGTACAGTAAGAATGACCCTCGCAAAGTGGGATGAGTCTGTCAAAGTGGCAAAGATTAAATTAGGTCTGGACCCAAAGAAATTTACCAGAATACAAGGTAAATTACTTAAGGAGGCTCAGGCTATTTATAGTATTTTACTTCTTAATAAATCTAAATAATAAATTGAAATCCCTTGAGATTTTGTGGTTCATAGACGACAAGCTGGTGAAGCTTCCAAGTACAACCGAACTTCCTGTTCAAGAAATACACGCTATTGAGCTCTACGATAGCATGCCCTGAATTTCTTGCATAGAGACCATTGGTTACTTCATCCTTTTTGGGATTCTTGTCACCGTCAAATACATTGGCCTTGATTTGTTCCTCCACGTTCGTATCGACCTTGATTCGAAACTTCGGTTCCCTACCAGGTGACTCTTTCACGTTGGAATTAAACATTGGGAGTAGCTCCTCTTTGGTCATTGTAGAGCCAAAAATAACTTCACTCTGTTCAACCACAGCATTGATGATCGTGTCCTCCAATTTCCGTAGAGAATCGTAAAACTTCTTCATGTAGCTCTCCTCTTCGTCATATCCCTTGATGGCGAAATCAATGTTGTATTTGGTGGCTCCAACTTCGGGTGTAAATCCAGAAACACCAAATGGCATATACATACGTGGAAGTTGGACACGCAAGGGAGTCCCCTGCTTCGTAGAAATGACAATCTTTCGGTTATTGTATTCGTTGATTTGGAGGTTTTCGATTGCTTTGTCCATGTCTTTCTATTCTTCATGCGGTTCAAAACTTTAAGCTGAACAGGCCACACAATCTGGCTCTAGACTAAATTGGATTGGTCGAGCTTTCGCCTTTGAACGAAGATAATACATACCTGTTTTGAGACCAGCCTTCCATGCGTACATATGCATTGAAGAGAGTTTGGAAAGTGTCGGACTCTCCATAAACAAGTTCATCGATTGAGACTGATCAATAAATCGACCACGATCAGCCGCCATATCGATGATACACTTTTGGCTAATTTCCCAGACAGTCTTGTAAAGCTGTTTAATGTCGTCAGGGATGTCCACGATGTTTTGAATAGAGCCACCAGCCTTCACCATGAGATCCTTCATCTCTTTCGACCAGAGACCCACTTTCTTGAGATCGTCAACAAGATGCTTGTTGACTACGACAAATTCACCAGCAAGTGTACGTCGGAGGTAGATATTGGTCGTGTAGGGTTCGAAACACTCATTGTTGCCTAGGATTTGTGCAGTGGAAGCTGTGGGCATGGGGGCCATGAGAAGACTGTTTCGGAGACCCTTCGCCTTTACCCGCTCACGCATTGCGTCCCAATCATAACGACCACTAAATTTAGTCTCACCATCCCACATATCTGGTTGAAGTACACCCTCAGCAGCAGGAGAACCCTTGAAACTCTCGTACGACCCCTCAACCTCGGCCAACTCGGATGAAGCCTCTAGTGCCGCATGATACATAGTCTCAAAAATGTGAGCATTCATGAGGCGAGACTCCTCACAGTCGAAGGGAAGACCGCAAAGAATAAACACATCCGCTAGACCCTGAACACCGAGACCGATAGGACGATGCTTCATGTTAGAGCGTCGAGCAGTTTCTACGGGGTAAAAGTTGCGGTCGATGACCCGATTGAGATTCTTCGTCACAGTCTTCGTAACTTCATGGAGTTTGTCGTAATCGAACGTCTTCGTTTCCTTATTGACATATTTGGGGAGGGCGATTGACGCAAGATTGCACACGGAAGTCTCCTCTTTGTCGGTGTACTCCAAAATTTCCGTACACAAGTTGGAACTCTTAATGACACCCAAATTCTTCTGATTCGATTTGGAGTTGCATGCATCCTTATAGAGCATGTATGGGGTACCAGTCTCCGTCTGTGACTTGAGAATGGCCTTCCATACATCAGCGGCGGGGACAGTTGCGTTAGCGAGACCCTCCTCCTCATACTTGGTGTACAAGTCCTCAAAATCCTGACCGTACACATCAGAAAGACCCTTAGCCTTATCGGGGCAGAAGAGGGACCAATTTCCACCCTCCTCAACCCTCTTCATGAACAGGTCAGGAATCCACATCGCCGAGAAAAGGTCACGGCAACGTGCTTCCTCATCACCTTGATTGAGGCGTAGCTCCAAGAAGTCCATGATATCCGAGTGCCATGGTTCGAGATAGACGGCGATGGATCCCTTGCGACGCCCCGCCTGGTTAACATAGCGCGCCGTGGCATTGAAGACCCTGAGCATGGGAATAATTCCATCGGATTGACCATTTGTACCCCTAATTCTGGACTTATTAGCACGAATGTCGTGGATGTGCATACCAATACCACCCGCCCATTTACTAATTTGTGCGCACTCTGTGAGTGTACCATAAATACCATCAATCGAATCTGCCTTGTTGGCAATTAGAAAGCAAGAAGACATCTGAGAACGAGGCGTTCCCGCATTGAAGAGTGTAGGTGTCGCATGAATGAACAGACCTTGGGACATCTTGTTGTATGTGTCGAGTACAGAGGGTACATCTTTACCGTGAATACCAATGGCAACTCGCATGAACATATATTGGGGCGTTTCGATCAGCTTTCCATCAACACGCTGAAGATAACTTTTCTCTAGAGTCTTGAGTCCGAAATATCCAAAATCAAAATCACGATCCGATTTGATATGTTCTTTCACCTGCTGTGCAATTTCAACAACTTCGTCGGTGATGACACCAGCCTTTTGAAGTTTACGCATGGCGAGATGAAAATTATTGGGACAAACCTTTTGAATGTTGCTCGCAACAATACGAGTGGCCAAGGTCTCATAGTCGGGGTCGGAGGTGATCATACCAACACAAATTTCAGCAGAAAGAGTATCAATCTCTTGTGTAGTGATGTTATCGTACATCGAAGAAAATACCTGTTGAGCAACCTTGGAGGAATCACATTTATCAGAGAGTCCATACGTTAAGTTCTTGATCCTATTGGTGACATTGTCAAATTTCATATCCTCAATACGACCTGAGCGTTTAATGACCCTCATATACCTAAAGTTCCACTTTTATTTTTAACTTATTTCTTGCAGTTCTCAAGATCCTTGCTCCTCACGGGTACGGTGCCGAAGGTCTCGAACTTGCGGTTGGGTTGAAGGAGATATGTGTTCACATAGAATGGACCCTCCTCACCCGCCTTCGCCACTGGCGCATAAGAACCCACGAAACAGGCTGGGGGTTTGCATGGTATTTCCTCAAAAGTTGGGGGTTTGCTGGCGTATACTTCATTAAAGTCAGCGAAGTTCAGCATTTACTATGTACATATAATTTTTTTCGGCGAGTATATTAAATGTGTGATAACCTCCACCTTGATTCCATCAAGCAGTGTGACACCCCACTGAATACCCTATTTTTTTCCGATTTCAACACAAATCTTCTCCAGCGTGGTATTCGCCAGGCCTTCAAGGACAAGACTGGTATCGCCATTGACTACCAAAATGTAGATGATTTGTATGGCATCATGCGGATGGTGTTCATCAACAACTCGGGTGATCATTACAATCAAGTCAAAGAACAGGTCAAGACCATGAATACTCGTGTTATCAACACCGCCATGTCGCAAATTCAGACTGGAGTATCTCAATACATCGCTTATACTCGTGATATCGATACTATTAGCACTCCCCTGGATCAACCCATCAACACCAGTACCACGGGAAAAAAGATTGACTTCAACAACAAAATTGGTATCAATTAAAGATTACAAACCATGGAATAATAAGTCATGAGTCTAAACTATTACAAAACCGAAACCGAGAAGGTCTGTCGCTCGAAGGGATGGGACCGTGCCGCTGTAGATACAGTTTGGCTTTTGTTGACGGAAGAATTTGGGGAACTAGCATCAGCTATCCGTCAGTACAAAAAAACATACAAAAAAACAAACCTCAAGAAGGAGCGTGGTACCGATGTTATGATGGAGATGGGAGATGTTTTTAGTTATCTCTTTCAACTTGCACATATGCTGAATGTTGATCTGGATAAAATGTGGGAGGAACATCGGTACAAAATCCATGAAAAAAATTATAATCTGAAGTAGTAATAACAGCGATGAGTGAATATATGCTCAACGACGATGATGCCATCAATGACGTGAACCCATTTGTCACACACGACTTTTCCCTTCCAGGAGGTGTGCGAGAGACGGGAGATTTTGCGGATTTTGTTGAAATGAAAAAAACTGTCCAAATTCCAGTTAAGGAGAAGAGTGTTTTCTGTAGCACAGGTCTTTGCAAAGATGAGACTAAACCATGCCTAATTAATAAGAAGGTACGCCCTCAGCGGAACATTGATTACGGATTCACACGTCAGACGGAGAAGGTTAAAGTGGGCGTGTCTAATAAGAGTGTACCCTACTTCTGGATCTTTCTGGGTATCCTCATTATTGCTCTAGTTCTATTATTTTTACGACGTTGAAGAAATATTTGAGTCGAGATGTATTCATACAATTTTGAATAGCTTCGGGTAAATACTTCTTACATAACTTCTTGATGATCTCCATCTGCCAAGCACACTCCATGTTTATACGAGGTGGTTGGAATGTTGGATCCAAAATTTTCATAGCATGCGCAATGCGAACATACACTCGATCACTTTGCTCATACGCTAAAACGTTATCGAGAATAAGTTCAGCCATACGCTGACGAACTTCGAGTGTTTTCTTGACCATTGTGTCGAGAAATTTCTCATAGGGAATAGATTGTTTCTCAGACTCGAGGTACGACCAGTCTGCCAGAGGTTCAGTATTCATGTAATCCGTGAACGTTGCGTAACCTCTACCCTTCACATAACGCTCGTAGACAATTTCAACATATGCAAGATCAGAATCTACATCATGAACAGATTTGGCGGACTTTATGAAGGAGGTCATGTACCTTTAAGGCAGATGTTTTCTCTAAGTATTATATAAAGTGTCATGGCTGGATCTCAGGACATGATTATCATTGTCGTCATGATGATGATGATGTCATCCGTGTTTGCGGTCCTTGCGGGTGGTGCTTACTTCTTTACCCTACCCCAAGAGGGTGATGAGTGTAAAGGTACAAGTGTTGGTGGAAACTATGTGATTGATGAGGATGGTGATTGTGTCCTCGATTATTGTGATTCAGGATACACTCAGTCTGGTGGTGGTTGCGTCGTAGTTGTGCCTGATGGTGATGAAGATGATGATGGTGGAGGTGGAGGTGGAGGTGGAGGTGGAAGTGGGTTACCCATGGGTCGTTATGTTAGAATTATACAAACCGTAGCATACGACGCTAATGCGACACGAGAGGATACCTCACCTGTTAACGATGACGATTTTAACCGAATTTTAAATATTGCTGAAATTGAAGTGTTGGACAAAAATAACATAAATTTATCTTATCAAAAAGATGTCACTGGAAGTTCTGAGTATCCAAATACTCATTTATGGGTTAACTTAACGGATGGCGATAAAACTAATTTCGCACATACATATGGTAGAATAGAAACTGAATACGATTCCATGACAATTGATCTCGGTGGAGAAGTGGAAATTGCGAAAATTGTCATCACCAATAGAACGTCTTGTTGCAAGAACCGAATCGTCGGCGCAAAAATTGAAATACTAGACAATAATAATAATGTTGTGAAAGACACTGTAAATATCTCGGATGTTAGGGATACGTATACATATGATTTTCAAACACCAGGTTCACTGTGGACTTAAAAACCTAAGTGACACCACCCCAGTTCCAAAAACTATGTTGAAAAAATGTACTCTTCAATCGCCAATAACAGTTTTTCATATCTCCTCACTCTCGATGAGATGCGAAAAGCTCTACCCGAAGAGATTCGTCCCTCATGGGTAAAAATTACGACGATCACCATGGTGTCAAGTTTTAATAAGGAGATTGACATAAAGAAGCTTCGAAGTGTATTTGAAAGAATTGGTTCGTACAAGATGAGACGAATGGGAACAAATACGGAGGGTTTTGAGTGGAAACTGAAGCCCACGACATTTTATAACCAGGTGACACTCACCTACCATGACACATACAGTACCAAATCTGTCAAGGTGTTTCCCAATGGAAGCATTCAAGTCGCAGGGTGCTGTGACCTCTTCGATTGCAAACGCATCATCACCCAATTGGTTCACATTTTCAAGACCTTTTTGGGTTTGGAAATCAATCTTCCCGAAGACTCTTTTCGGGTGGTCATGATTAATTCTAACTTCAGTCTCAACTACAACATCAACCTCATGAAAGTGGCAGATTGGTTCGAAGAATACAACGATATTTTCAAAGTTTCTTTCGAACCAGACAGATATTCAGCCGTCAAGATCAAGTTCAAACCAGCCCATGACATGAAAGAAATCACATGCAGTATCTTCAGTACGGGGAAGATCATCATCACTGGTGCGGAGACTCTGAAGGAGATTGCTTTCGCTTATAACATCATCAACCAGCACATCAACGAAAATCCTCAGATTCGTGTATCTCGCACCGAGGAGACGGATGTCTTCGATGTTTATTTGGGATATAAATGTGAACCGTTTATCGAAAAACTCAGAGAGAAGGGTTTCGAATCTTGGATGAAAACGATCACCAATAGACAAATTAATTTCTGATGTAATATTAACAAAATGTCGCAGCGACTTGGTATGGCCGATGGTCGGTGCTTCACCGTAAACACGTCCGCTCAGCTCTTTAACAACTACATGATGAAGCAAAACGGTATCTCCTTCGAGGACAACTATTCGTACCGTCAACTTCTCCAGAAGCAGGGTCCCCAGCTCATGACCCAGGTGCAGGAGCAACAGGGTAAGGGTAACTGTAACACCTGCGACAAGCCCCTTCTCAAGGTTCCCAACATTTACTAACTGAGAAAAATTACAAAAAAAACTTTAAAACCTTCCTATAGAATGTCGACATGTTCCATATGTCTCAATGAAGTCAGGGAAACAAGATCGAATCCCCCACTTCGTTGTGGACACGTGTTTCATTCCCACTGTCTACAGGAATGGAAAAATAGAGGTAAGAATACATGCCCCACGTGTAGAAAAGTGTTTGATGCATCTCAATTTAAAATTATCGTCACGATTCAGAACAATTACACAGCAGAGGCAAACTCTGTGTCCTTGAATGAAGAATCTATATTTGACGTATTAGATCTTTTTGATATTACTTTTGATGTTGAGAATACTCCAGATTTAGACAGTATTCTTGCGGACCTTGGGGTGAGTCTTACCGACTTTGATCCCACGGTCCTTGA